GCTTCACCATCAAAATCGAGAATTCGTAATCTACAGTCTATTGGTAGAGGTTTAAGAAGAAGTGATAATAAAGAAGTAGCGACTCTTTTTGATATAGCAGATGATTTAAGAATAGGTAAACATACCAATTTCACACTAAATCATTTTGTCGAAAGGGTTAAAATATATGATGAAGAAAAATTTAACTATAAGTTTTACAACATAGAATTGAAAAATGGATAATATTAAAATACTAAGACTTGAGGATGGTGAAGATATTATAGCATCATATCAAATAGAAGATGAAACGGATACCATAATTATGTTGAATCCAATGACATTATTTTTTAAAAGAATAACACCAGGAAAATCTATTGTTATGATGGCACCATGGCTACCAGCAGAACTAGTTAATATTAATAAAGCAAAAATACATGCACACAGAATCGTTTCTATCTTCGATCCAAAACCATCATTGATTGAATACTATCTCACTGCTGTTGATGAGTGTAATTCTGTAATAAAAATGAATGAAGATTTAATTGATAACTCTCTTCTGAATAATAATTTTGAAGAAGAGGAAGACGAAGAACAAGAAGTTCTAGAAGTATCTGAACAAGTTAAAAACAAGACATTACATTAATCTCAAACTTGGACACAAGCATTATATGTCTATGCTGTCCTCGTGTCAAGTAAAAAATAGGAATTATTTTATGGTAAAATCCAAACACTACGTTAATAATGAGGATTTTCTAAATGCTCTGATTCAATACAAGTTATCTTGCGATGCAGCTAAAAATCAAAATAAAGATGATCCAATAGTACCAAATTATATTGGTGAATGTTTCTTGAAAATTGCTGAACATCTCTCTAGAAAACCAAATTTTATTTCTTATTCATTTAGAGAAGAGATGATTTGTGATGGCATAGAAAATTGTATTATGTATTTTAGAAATTTTGATCCTACCAAATCAAATAATCCATTTGCATATTTTACTCAAATCATATATTATGCCTTTCTCCGTAGAATACAAAAAGAGAAAAAGCAGATGTATGTCAAATACAAAGCAACAGAACAATTTGGTATTCTCGATGAAGGTGAAATGTATGAAGATGTCGATGGAAATATGAGACAGTTTGTTCTATACGATAATATTTCAGAGTTCATCCAAACATTTGAAGAGAAAAAGAAGAATAAAAAGAAAACTAAAAAAGGTTTAGAAAAATTTTTTGAAGATGGAATTGTGAATGAAAATAGCATTAATCAATGACACACACGCTGGAGCGAGAGGTGATAGCCTCTTGTTCAATGAATTCTTTTTTAAGTTTTGGGAAAACATATTTTTTCCATACCTAAAAGAAAATAATATTAAACACATTATTCATTTGGGTGATGTTGTCGATAGAAGAAAATTTATTAATTATGTGATTTTGAATCAGTGGAGAAAAAGATTCTTTGATGTGTTAGAGAGAGAAGGTATTACCATGGATGTGATTGTTGGAAATCACGATGTTACATATAAAAATACCAATGAAATAAATGCGATGCATGAGTTGTTTAATCATTATGATAATATAAATGTTTATATTTCTCCAGTGGAAAAATCTTATGATGGACTTCTCACTTCTTTGGTGCCATGGATCAATTCTTCAAATTATGAAGAATCAATGTCATTTCTTAGGGAAACTAAGAGTCAGATTGTTTTTGGTCACTTTGAGATATCAGGTTTCGAAATGGATAGAGGAAATATTTGTCATGGAGGCATAGATAGAAATGTTTTCGATAGATTTGATATGGTTTTTTCTGGTCATTTTCACCATAAATCAAATGATGGGACCATTCATTATTTGGGCAATCAATATGAAATTACGTGGATTGATCAAGGAGATAGACGAGGCTTTCACGTTTTCGACACACAAAATAGGAATTTGACATTCATTGAAAATCCATATAAAATGTTCCATAAAATATACTATGATGATAGTTATCAAGATTTTGATCACTGGAAGTCTTTTGATTATGGGCAATACAAAGACACTTATGTTAAAATAGTTGTTTGCAACAAAAAGAATTCTTTCCTATTTGATACTGTTGTCAACGAACTTTATAAAGTGGGTATCGCAGATTTGTCTATTGTTGAGGACGTTATGGAATTTGAATCGACTGATGATGGAGAACTGGTAGATCAAGCTGAAGACACAATGACCATACTATCAAAGTATATTGATGGCGCATCATTAAATGTTGATAACAATAAGTTGAAAAACTTAATGAGAGAACTTTATGTCGAATCTTTGACTATTGATACTACAGAATGATATTTTTTAAGACACTTAAATTTAAAAACTTTCTCTCTACAGGTAATTATTTCACAGAAATAAATCTCTGTCGTAATACAAATACGCTTGTAGTAGGCTCAAATGGTGCTGGCAAGTCCACAATGCTTGATGCATTGTGTTTTGTTTTGTTTGGCAAAGCATTTAGAAATATCAATAAGCCTCAGTTAGTCAACTCTATCAATCAGAAAGATTGTTTGGTTGAATGTAATTTCTCTATTGGTAATAAAGATTTCAGAATCGTTCGAGGAATGAAGCCGAACGTCTTTGAAATTTATATTGACGGTGATCTATTAAATCAAGATGCAGCATCAAAAGATTATCAAGAACATCTAGAGAAGGTAATACTGAAACTGAATTACAAATCATTTACTCAGATTGTAATTTTAGGTAGCGCATCATTCACACCTTTCATGCAACTCTCCGCTGCTGATAGACGAGCGATTATCGAAGACTTATTAGACATTCAAATCTTTTCGACTATGAATAATGTATTGAAAGAAAAGATTTCAAACAACAAAGATGAGATTCTAAATGTTAAGAATACCGTAGAGAAAAAGGAAGCACTTCTAGAACTTCAGCAAGAACATGTAAATAAACTACAGCAAAACAATACCGATCTTATTGATAAAAAACAGCAAGAGATTGATGTAACACAGAGTCAAATTATTAATCTTCAACGAGTCGGACTTGAACTATCTGAAAAAGTATTGTCTCTTCAAAATTCTATCTTAGATAAAGAGTCTACGGAAAATACTTCGAAGAAACTTTTTCAATATGAAACGAAAATTGAAACAAATCTTTCGAAGCATAAAAAAGATAAAGATTTTTTCTGCAACAACGATTCGTGTCCAACTTGTAAGCAGGTCATTCAAGAAGAATTTAAAAGAGAACAAATTAAAAATTTGGAAGACAAAGAAGATCAATTAAAAAAAGGTCTTGATCAAATTTCTTTACAGATAAAATCCACTCAAGATAGATTAAAAGAAATAAACACTGTCACTAAACAGATACAAGACTTGCAGATACAAACTGCATCCAATTCGATGTCTATTAATCAATCAATGGTGTACATTCAAAAACTGAATAAAGAAATTCAATCTTTAAAAAATGATACAAAAGATATCGAAAAAGATGAAACTAAATTAAAAATGATACAAGAAGAGATTCGTAATTTAGAAGAAACAAAGAAGGCTCTTATAGAAGATAAGAACTATCTAGAAACAGCATCAATTCTTTTAAAAGATACTGGCATCAAAACCAAAATTATCAAACAGTATTTACCTGTCATAAACAAATTAGTAAATAAGTATTTGACATCTCTAGATTTTTTTGTTAATTTTAATCTTGATGAATCGTTTAAAGAGACAATAAAATCCAGACATCGAGATGAGTTTAGTTATGCTTCATTCAGTGAAGGTGAGAAACAGCGAATCGATATGGCACTGATGTTGACTTGGCGTGCTGTGGCTAAATTAAAAAATTCATCTAATACTAATTTGTTGATTTTGGATGAAGTCTTTGATTCGTCTTTGGATACGAATGGAACAGAATATCTGATGCAAATACTTCATATGCTTGAGGATGTTAATTTGTTTGTTATATCTCATAAAGGAGATATTTTACAAGATAAATTTAGGAATATGATACGTTTTGAAAAAGTAAATAATTTTTCGAGGATAGCCGAATGAATGATGATGTCTTAGTTATTAATACTACACCGACTAGAGTTGTTGATAAATCTTTAACTGTTTTTCCAAATTTTGATGATTCTAATAAAGTTCTTCTAGACAAACTGGAAGATTTTGATATTGAGGAAATCGGTAAACCGGAAATAAATTCGTTTATTAAAAAAATGAAACGTGCGATGATTGATAATAATGGATTAGGTTTATCGGCTAATCAATGTGGATATAAATTTAGAATGTTTGTTATGGGAAGCGAAGAACAACAAATAACATGTATCAATCCTAAAATTATTAAAACATATGGTAATCCAGTGAAGATGAGGGAGGGATGTTTATCATATCCTGGAATGTATTTGTACGTGCCTAGATATGAAAAAATAGATGCTGAATATTATGATGAGACAGGGAAATTGTGCAGAGATACTTTTGATGGTATAACATCTCAAGTTTATCAACATGAACTTGACCATATGAACGGAATAGTATATACTGAGCATGTTGGACCTCTTGCATTGAAACTGGCAAAAGATAGACAGAATAAATTAATGCAAAAAGTTAAAAAATATGTTTTAAGTTCTGGAGATAATAATGGAAAGTAAAAAAACCATTAAAGAAACAACAGAGTATGAAAATTGTCTGGATTATGAAGCAGACGATTATAATGACATTTCAAAGTTTATGGATGGAGAACTCAATAGTAATTTAGTATCTCCTGATGAAGAGGACAAATTTTTAACTCGCGATCAACTTTGGAAAAAATATTGGAAAGGAATGCCTGCTTATGATCAAGATGACAATCCTCCATGGAAACAAATTTATTTAAACTTTCGAAACGAACAAGACTATAACGACTTCGCTAAATTAATCGGACAAAATTTATCAGATAAAACAAAAAGTATCTGGTTTCCTAAACTTGATATTGAAGAAAACTCTTTGCATCGTTGGATAGTAGAATGATTATTAATCCCAAGTATCCTGTTTACATTATTTCTAAGGGAAGACA